TAGTCCTTTGCTTGGAGCAGTTAATGCTGCTGGTTAAAAAAAATCCCCTCTGATTTCGCAGAGGGGATTTTAGTAGAGTTTAACGATTAGTTATCTTCAGCAAGTTTCTGAAAATAATCTATCGTATCCTCATCATCATCAGTCGTAGCCTTTGACGTTACAGTAGGAGTAGGCTCCTCTTTTGTATCAAGAGTAACAGTAACCGCCATAGGTTCATCTTCCATCAAGGCAGTCACGTTTCCTACCGTAGTAGTACCAGCAAGAACCATGTTAAGACGAGTCTTCAATTCATCATATGACTTGAAGTTAGTTGGAGCAGTAAAATCATCAAGAGAATATTGCTTCTTCCATACTTCCTCAATGTCATCATCATTATCAAACAATGCCGAAGAGGCTTCAAACTCTGACTTATCATAGTTCCAATAACCATCTACCTTACGAATCTTCAACTTGAAATTCGCACCTTGCCAAAAATCAAAAGGATTAACAGGAGTTTCATCCTCAAATGCAGGCTGCATCGACTCCATAAGCTTATCAAAGATTTTCTTACCATACCGAAAGAGGAATACCTTACCCTCATTCTCAGGATGTTTGGAATCACTCACAACATAGATGTTAGAGTAATACTGCAACTTACGCTTCTGACGACGAGCAATCTCCTTATCGGACTCTACACCAGAGTTCCAATATGCAGAGTTCATCTCTGATACAGGATCATTGTTGCCAAGCGTGGTAAGAGAGTTCTCAATATACCACTGACCAGTTGGACCTTGAAATGCATGATTCCAAAGTTTTGCCCAAGGCATATTTTCACCCTCTACTGCGGGCAGAAAACGAAGCACTGCATAACCATTACCTGTCTTATCAAGTTCTGGCTTCCACAAACGCTCGTCCTTATAGGACTTCTTTTCTTGGGTTTGATTTTCGGACTGTGCTGCACCAAGCAGTTGATCCAAAGAATTAGATTTCTTCATTTGAGCTAACGACATTTTTATATCTCCTTATGTGAATATATGTTTTCGTATGTTAATATATTAAGTATATAGTAATTTATACAGAAAGTCAAGTTTCTTCTTTGACAAACTTGATTCTATATATGTCCTTATCTTTTTCTACGAAATTGACAAGACCATTCCATGCAAGCCCAATCCTTTCAGATTCAATTTGGCTTGCACTATGTCCGTGATACAAATATGAATTAAACACGAACATTGAATTTTGTGTACAGGGAAACGCCAGAGTATTTGCAGTATTTGGATTACCCTTTTTGTAATGCTCTGTTAATGAGATGAATGGTTCAAACTCCATCTTCTGCTTTTTGAATTCTAGAGGTGGATGATTTTCTTCTGATTTCAAATACAGAGTTCCACTAATAATAGAGTTAGAATGATTATGTACCTTCTGATATCCACCCTTACCACTGATGTTCAACCAGCTCTCTGTAAGAAAGAATTCCTCATATTCCATTTGCAATACATTATCCAGAAAATCCTTAGCACAGTTTTCTACCCAAACTCGTATCTCTTTGAATTCAGGCTGAAGAAGTATGTTATTGAATTTCTCTGTTCTAAGCTTAGTTTGTCCCTTGAACTTTTCGAATGTAAATTTAGACAAATCTAAATTATCCATAAAGGGTTTAGGTGTATGGTATTGTTTCACTAGGCCTGTTGGAAATAGAGGTACGCCGGTCATACTATTTTTAACTCCTCACACAATTCGTTCTTTGTTATATAGAACACATTATCCTCATCAAATCTAGCAGTTGATTCTACCAAATAAAACTTAGTATCATATAAAGAAAACTCTCTGAATACTGCTCTCATTTGATTATACCAATTATCAGGATTAAACCCTTTTGCATCAGCAGGCAAATAATTATCTGTGCCTTTGTATATATTATTTAATGGTTCATTATATGAGCTTAAATCAAATCCCAAAAGATAAACCTCTTCTACATTTTTACTTGCAAGATGCAGTGCGGTGTTACCAGCTGACCAACCTACAGGATAATCAATAGGAACTACATCATCCATAGATGGTTCAACATAGGTAATCCAAACCCCAATATCCTTGTTCATTTTTAGTTGTAAATCATCCATATCCAAGTTGGGTTTCATTTTAATAGCAAGTTCAATTTTCTCTTGCAATGTAACAGGGTCTTTACCTGATATAACACACTGGTCTGTTCTATTTTTACTTCTATGAATAAATGTCTCTGGAATGTCATATCCCATAAACATCATGTCTGCTACTTCTGCTGGAACAACGCTCCAATTCGCAAAATGAGTATTCTTAATATCACCATACTCAGGGTCATCTAAACAATAACCAGAATTATATATTTCCTGCTGCATAGCATAATCAACTGCTACTAGATTATGAACATGCCCATCCCGATAGATTGCATTACAGCCCCATGTAGTAACCGTATCATCAAGTATACGTTGCCGACATGGTTTAAACCATGCACGGGATTCACCATTGCCTATGACAAGAGATTTATTCATTCCTTAATGTCTTCCATGATGGGGAAAATCTTTGTGATCTCACGGGCACATGCAATCGCAATATCCTGATGTTCCTTCTGTGTACCGTTAGCACTTCGTAGGTCAATGTAGTGTACCCATGAGCGAAGTGTACCGTTCATGTACATACGAGATACCGTCATACCTTCTGGTAGAACTGCTCTTGCTTGTTCCTTTGCAATACCTTCGTCAATTGCCCACTTATATACTTCTTTGCAAAGTTTTATTACTTCTTGCTGTTTCATGTCCCACATATCTTGAACATTAATAGATGCAGCATCAATAGAATTTTGCCTATTCTTTGGGTCTTGTAGTCTGGCTCCACGCCGAATAAAATCAAGTTCCTTTACAGGGTCAGCATATCGTTGGCTGAACTCTTGAAACGAGAATGAACGGTGACGTAGAATCTGTCGTGCAATATCTCTGGTTGTCTCAATTTCAATACACGCGCTCACCATCTCTAGTGGCGACCAGTGCTTGTGCTTGATGAGATACTTAATTAGTTTTTCACTGGTGTCTTTATTGTTCTGGTTGCTAGGATTAGATACTCTAGCACAATATGCGATGAGTTCCTGTGCATCATCCACACCGATAATATTATCTGGTGTAGAATGTGATATCATTTTTACTTTCACTTATTCACCTTTAGTGAATGGTGCCGGAGGGAAGATTCAAACTCCCGACCTGATGATTACAAATCAACTGCTCTATCAACTGAGCTACTCCGGCAAACCATTTATCGACTCTGGGTTTGGGTCTGGCGTCTTTGTGGACGATATCCCTTTGGCCATGCCGGTTGACGAGATGCAAGCTTTTTAACTCGCTCCTGTAATTCAGAGTTAGATTGCTGCAACTCTGAGCAATCCCATTCAAGTGCCTTTACTTTACTTGTCAACGCTTGAACTTCATTTTCCAAGAACGACTCATTCCGTCCCTGTTCTTCACTATTACTCATTACTAGACTCCTCTATGAGTTTCAATAACTGTATTCTATACTGGCCCTTGTCAATAGTCAAGAACCTTTTATAATTTTTCATAAGTTTTTTAAGGTCGTACCATATATAATCCTCTGACATACGATTGTTCCAAGTTTTAGTGAATCCCACAAGCTCATCTAGAATGATGAGAGTTTCAAGGGATACTCTTTTGCCAAGATATTCTTTTAAAATAATTGGGTGTTCAGAATTTTTTACTTCAAATATTGGATTGAAATTATTTACAAATGGGCGAATTTCTTCGGTGAATATATTATAGAAATTGTTTCTTTTCTCTTTCCAAATCTTATAATTTTCATCATTAAAATTTGCAACGTAACCTTTTTTATCCACAATGAAATTAGCAACTAGATAGTTCTTAATGTCCTCGTAGTCTTCATATTTTTTGGACAGCCTGACAAAGAAAAATCTGTCTTTACGTTTATAGAACGAGTTTCTGGGAACACGACTTTTACCTTTGTAAGTTAAGAAGTCATAATCATTCTTACTGAAATGTGCCTTCATAGCACAATACATTAAATAAACGTCAATCGGTTCCATTGTCTAGATTGGTAGTTGTGCTTGCCTCGGCAAAAAATTTAAGTCTCTTGCGTTTGCTTCGATCTTTTCTTTAAGACCCTTTGAGATAAGAGAGCTGACAGACTCAGGTTCAATACCTTCTTGTTCACAATAATGTAAAACAGCATCCATATGAGTGATATGCTTTTCTTTTGCAATACTCTCAATTGCAATTGTAAAGTTTTTTGTTGTAATTAAAGCCATTGGTATCATTGTTATCTTTCATAATACAATAAATTGGGGGGTTAACCGTGACCCCCCACGGATGTATTAAGGCATCACCCTTCGTGTGTTCCTCAAACCGGAAGGAATAAATGATTTTCTTACGAGGGTTTCTAAACTCACACACTATCTCCTTTTTTATGTTTAACGACCAAAGCCGCCATTAAGGCAATGCCTATTTTGTGCGACACATAAGGCATTGGATATACCAAGCAGGAATCAGTCAACTTCATACTCGCCTTAGTGCGTTAGTATAAAGTGGGGTTATTCTGTTACTAGGAAACCCCAAAACCCTACCTAATTACGCTGTGCGTAGAGCGGCGTAGCCAGCAGCAACAACTGCCCGTGGTGCTGTACCAACACGATACTTCATGTAGGTTTGGCCGTCAAAAGACGATACGCGCTTATTCAGAAAGATTGAATAACCCTCTGAACGCAGCTTACTAATTACTGCACGAACATTCTTAACACCATAACGTGATGCAATCTGCTTTGCGGTAAGTTCTGCACCATTGACGAGTGCATTGGCGACCTTAGCGGTCTGGGCGACCTTAGCGGTCTGGATAGTAGTAGTCATTTAAATGTTTTCCTTAACATTACAAATAAGTTGAACTCATTCCAACTTTTAAATTGGTAGTTTTTAGAGAACCACCAAACTCATCAAGTTTTCACTTGAATTCTTATTATAACAAAGTATAACACAAGAAATAGAAAATGTCAATACCTTTTTTGAATTAAGTGGGGAGTATTCTGTTGCTAGGAACTCCCCGAACCCCGACAGACTATGCAGCTAGTGCATAATCCTCAAATGCAAAATTATCGTTCGCATTTACTATAGTGGACTATAAGGCGTCCAATCCACAGTTCTCCACTTTCCTATATACTGCCAGTCGATCCTATGTCGCCCCCATCAAAAAAAGATTAGGTATACAATTCCACTGAGAAGAAATATATCTGCACAAATACTCCAAACTATATAAGCTTTAAGCATCCACTTAATAGCTACCTTCGCTACCTTTTTGCGCGGGGTCAGGGTCATCATTTTGGCCCTCCCCTTGACATTCTACAATTAATACAACCATATCAATCTCCTTTTGGTGGAGGCGTTGGGTACTGCCCCCAAGTCCTGCACAACTTTCAGTCCGTATCATCAAACTGTACTATATTTATAACACAGCAAATGATTTTTGTCAAGGTGTTTTACAAAAAAAATCAAGTGTCGGAACCTTCTTTTTTTACGGGAATAATCATTACATCATGGCCGGTTGCTAATAAACATCCTTTTCCATTAGGAAAATTTTCTACAACAGAAGCAGTCCCCTTTTCTACATTTGCAAAAACTACAACTTGACTTTCCATACCATTTTGTTCATTAAAAATTACAACAGGAACTTCATTATATTTTTCAGTAAGATATTTTAGCAAGCTAGAAGAGTCGCCACAAAATATAGGTTTATTTACCTGTACTAAAGGTTCTTTACCCAATGCTTCGCCTTCGGCCAAAGCAATGATTGGTGTTAATAATGTTAAAAGTACTACACCAACAGCCATGTTAGTTTTATTCATTATCTATACCTTATTTTAAATAGACGAAGCATTGAGATTAATGACACGTTGCCAAGAGTTTCCATGCGTTACCATAGAAATATTACCTGTTGCTTTGTTGACATACATTAGCTGCCAAAGACCTGAGTCTTTATTATAAGAGATACTAATCAACGAACCATCAGATATAACACCTTTAGATATTCCGGGCAGTTGCTCCCATTGTGTGCCACTAGCAATAGCACAAAGAACACTCGGCTGTCCTTTAGGTGTCATAGTAAACGTAAATGTTTTTGTTTTATTATTTACATAAACACCTACATAACTTGAGCTACGATTATCTATACCGTACTCTGTTTCTAGTTCACTAAACTTATTTGCCATAGCCTGTACCATAGCAAGCTTAGGAACGCACATAGTCTGTGCTGTAACAGGTGACGATAGCGTTACTAGAGCCACTGCAAATAGAAAGCTAGCTATAAACAAGTGGGTGGCCTTTACTATCTGTTTCATTTTGCCTTCCCCATTCTGCAACGGAATCTTTTAGACTATCTAAATACTCGTACTTTTCTTTAATAAATTCTTGGACGGTTCCATCTTCTGTTACTACTAAAATAACAATTTGTGAAACTTCTATACCTGTTCTCTCGGTAAACATTTCTGCATATGCAGAGCATTGAATATAGTAATTTTCATTCCAACTATCAGATCGTTCTTTTGTCGATGTCTTGAAGTCGATGATTGAAAGTACACCATTGTACTTTGCAATACAATCAACTCTGCCCGCTACCTTATATTTATCACTATAAAGACCACATTCTTGAGCGTATATGTCATTAATATTACCCAACACTTTGTCTTTTAATTCACTAAATATACACCAAGGAAGAAAATCCTTTTTATGTTTCTCCCATTTATCAGGCAATTCTGTATGTTGATTGTTTAGATAATCCTCACACATATGGTGAACTTTAGTTCCTCTTGCTGCAGCTTTACTCGCAACATAATTAGCCACATCATTGCCCACACGATTACGCCATTCCATCAGTCCTTTTTTATTTCGGATTGATAAAACTGTTGTGATTGATGGGTAATAATTATTATGTGGTGTTACATAGAATCTTTTACGATCAATTGTTTTAGTCTTTAGCTCTGGTAATTCCACTGGTACATGATTAAAGGTTCTCATTTTCAATCATATTCTCTATACAGCGGATGTGCTTTACGCATTCGCTCCACAAGCCTATCTGCGCGATTAGTTACTTGGCGATACCACGAGCTGTCAACCATCTCGTCTGCGGCCGCATTCCAATCTCTTGCATCAACGCCACGTTTCATACCCTTGAATTTGCTCAAACGCGGCCGTCCCATATTAAACATCA